GAAGAATGCTTCATAAGAGAAGTAGGCTAGTCACGCCATAACCGATCCCCACATTACTGGCAGATCTCTGAGATTATTCTCGAAAGGGTAAGTAAGTTCAAAGGATTGAAAAATGAAAAATATTAAAGACACTAGGTAGGTTTGGGCGGAGTTAACCGATCATCCTCCTACAGAGTTTTTATTAGTCTTTAACAAATGTTAAACTTCATTTTTCTCTCAATTGAGAGCTCGCCGCCTTAACTTTGCAGCAAAGTGTTACTCTAAGGTGATTCTATCCGATGACTCGAACAAGTCATCATCTGAATCATCCTGTGAATAATTCACTATATATGCTAAGAATGTCGATAATAAATCAATGAATTTGTTGGTTGAGTAAAGATTGAAATGTGACATAAGAATAAGGTCATTTGATCTCATCTGAATTACATCTTGAAACGAATCAAGAAATCTACAATAGGCATTGCCGTGTTGTATCTTTCCTGACCAGTCCATTATTTGAATTATGAGATCTCGAACCTTAAGTGAATCAAGAGTATACGTACCTCTTACTAGTGCCTTCTGACAAACAGAAGTCTGATCGATTCCTTCAAGCTTTTCAAATAGTCTTTCTAATATACTCATGGTCTTTTCATCTGAAAAGCCTGAGTTACAAGAAATATAATGACTGATTTGTCTTGGAGTATTCATCAATCCTATCACAGGGTTTTCAATCCGTGAGAATAGGAGCACATCAAAAGTAAGTCCAATGTAGCCAACTTGTCCTACACTGTTATTCAAACCAATACACCACCACTCATATGACCAATCAGAATAGAATTTCATATCTGAAGTATATGTGCTAAACCAGTTATATAATTGTTTATGGTCTCCCTTTAATGGAAGAGTTAAACCTTTATTAACATGGCCTTGCGCAAAAGAACTTCTTTGAGATAATTCTGTAAGAAAGGTTGTAGGAGTATAAGCGTTGTTTGGTGAATTTTGCCAAGAAAGCATGATGTTTCCTTGGACTGTAGTCGGGCATTGGGGTATGTAAAAGAGAGCAGCATTTAACCAAAGGTGTTTCTGATATTGGCCTGTCATTGTTCGCAAGATAGATCCAACATTGGTTGTACCAGGGTTTAGAAATCCTGTACGTAAACGATGCAAAGTCCCTGTATTATCTGGGGCTTGAACTCCCTCCATAATTACTGATCCATTGATACGCACACAAGGTGTGTTACCAAACATGGAATCTTTAATTGTTAATGGAGCTGGGGAGTAGTCTGGTGAATAACTAGACGGCATTTGCGTTATGTTTACTACTGGGATATCTTTTTTAAGTCTTGTAATGAACTTCTCTTCTTTTGATTCTTTGAGAATAGGACCGGTGATCACTGGTTTCTTCTCCTCGTTGGAATTGGGTACCAACGGTTTCGAAATTGTATTTGCCATGTCTGCTATTTTTGCGATTGAATTTGGTAGCTTATTCAATAGTCCGTCCACTGGATTTTCCATGGTCGTGATTATTGTGTCAGCTACAGATACGCCTGCATCAAACATGCTTCCGATATTATCAATAATACCAGAAAATTTCTTGTCACTTGTTTTAATCTTAACTCTTTTCTGAGTTTGATTTAAATTTTTGTTGACCAAAGTTGTTTTCTTCGGTTGTTGTTTAGAAGTCGGAGACTTCTTGATAGTTTGCTTGTTTTTCATGATATGAATAATACTATAAATTTGAAATTTACTAAACAAAATACCCAACAAAGAATAAATTATACTTGACCTATACCAATGTATAGGATGGATTATCATAACGAAGCCTTTCAGTACGAATTACATAAAGTTTTGTAAGATTGTTGACATTAAAAAGATTGTCATCAAAATTCAAAACATATCGGGACTTGAAAACTGGGGCATCATCAATGATATTTAAATCAAGAAAAAAAGAAAGTACTTGTTTAACATTGTACCTGCTAATGAAAGTGAACTTCAATACCTTCCTAACATCTGTTAAAAGACGATCTACGTATTCATCGTAGTCTTCAAATAACGGAATCAGGCGGGAAAGATGTTCATAATCATCAGAAGGATTTATTACAGTCCTATATTCTTTCTTTTTTAAAAGATTATCCATAGTATCAATAAGAACCTCACCACGAACACATGAACGGGCGAGAAGTTTTTTAGCAAGCAACAAACAGAGTTCAGATTCAAAAACTGTCTGTTCTCTTTTCGCTTTCAGCATTCTATCAATTGTTTTAGAGGAAGGATTAATATCTAATCGAGACTTCTGAGATCGTAAGATCTCATAGTGCTCTTTTCGAGAAATCCAATCTGGAGCTAATTGAAATAAGTCAAGCCCACCAAGTTTCCTTGGGAGCCAGACTCGTTGAGCTGAATGGTTTGGCATAATCTTTGCTAACCATTTCGAAATGAATTGTTGCTGTACATGAAGATTCCAATCAAATTCTTTAACCAATTCGGGAAAATTATCTTTTGTGAGTGAACCAATATTTTTTATATTGTTGTTCATGTAGATTGAGAGGTTGAGATAGGGTACACGTTGACCATTACAGATCATAACAGAGTTCATCTGTTTGAAACTGTTAACGTTCGAAATGACACTTTTCTCATTAACTTTCAGACCGTACTCACCAGATATTTTCTGATGACGTAATATACTTTCCATGTTTCTCATGGGTACATACGCGTCATCTCCGTTAATTTGGAGACATTTTTGGAACACTTCAGAATTCAAGATTTCATCAACCTTCTGATTCAATAACTTCGTATCTATAATATTTGAATAACCTCTGTAAAAAGAAGTAAATTCAGGTATAAAACTTTCTACAAAAGCTGAAAGATTTGAGATGCAAAGAAGAGAAAAAGAAAGTGGACCACCCATCAGTTGACCGTTTATTTGAGTAAGATCTTTGTCCTTAAAGTAATCTTGTAACTCTGCCAAAATTCGTTTTGCTTCACCCTTATCTGGATGATTTGCAAACATGATTTTGTCAAGGGTTAGATTTCTTGGAGCAAGGATCTTCTCGACCATTATAGTATCTTCCACGGATAAGTTATTAAACTTACAGACCTCATCAGAAATAATTCTGGAGACTGTAGGTGTTAACCCATCTGTAGCTGATGTATAATCAACTGAGTAGTCAAATTTAGAGGGAACTCCCCTAAAGCTTGAATTCATAACTTTGGAAAACTTCTCGAGCCAATCAGGGCTGGATGTAGTGAACGGAGTTTTTTGCCAACAATCTGTTAAATAGGATTGTAGACCAATCATTGATGATTGGAGCTTTAATGTCTGAATAGTCAGAAAACGAACTTTATTTGCCTCTAATAAAAGAGCAATTCGAGCATCGTTTCTGAGAACAGCGTTATCTTGCAAAAATCTCTGGTAACTTAAACCAGTCTGAATAACTTCTTCTTCATCCTTCAACAAATCCAATATCGCATAGCCACCACCATCCTTTATTTTGTACTCAAGTGTACTTTTTTTATTTGGAGGGGAGATGTTTGTATATGATCGAGGGTCAGTCATTTTCTTATGATTTTTAGAGAGTACATACCTTGTAACTCTTCTAATAATAAGATCACGAACTGAACCTTTTTCAATAACAAACTCAGGGGCTTTAGTCAAAGTCTCAATCGAGCCTTTAACAGACTTGATGATTTGATCTGGACGGAGGACATAACATCCTCTTTTGATGAAGTTTAAAGAATTGAGAAATTCCATGTTCTTTTGATACTTTTTGCACATATATTCCTTACCAATATGTCTTTGATACCCGACTTGACAATCATGAATTATATTTTTTAATAAAATCTTGATTGGAAAAGGGAGATAAATAAAGAATTCTCGGATGGCAGATTCAAAGTCAGCACTTTTTGTGTGAAATTGAATAATCATCTGATAAAATCTTTTAAATTTATCAAAGAAAATTAGATACGGAACATTTAATGTGTTCGAGTATAATTTTAAAAGGCAGCTAGCCATCCTCCCACGTTCAGTTTTTGAGAACCAATTTGTTAAAAAGAAAATTGGTCTCATTAAGGACTGAATCATTCTCGAAATATTCACTTTTTCAGCGTGACTATTCAAGAAGGGGGGAGCTACTTGCTCTTTATCGACAAACTCTTTTTCCAGAACGGAGAAAATACTTGTTAGAAAGTTTTCCGAAGGCAGGAAGCAGTTGAGTTCCAACTCTGCTGCAATCAAATTCTCGAGTCTAAAATAAACGATTCTTGATTGTCCTTCAAA